ATATTACCAACGTTAGCATTACCGGTAGCACTTAATGTTGTTGCGAATACACCAGTAGCACCTATGTTACCGACGTTAGCATTACCTGTAGCAGATAGAGCACCACCTGTTACTAAATTTCCACCTTGAATATTGCCAGTTGCAGTTATTAGTCCTGCCGTACCCAAGTTACCAACATTAGCATTTCCTGATACGCTTGCACTTGTTAATGTACCTAAACTTGTGATATTGGGTTGTGATGCAGTTACTACAGCTCCTGCATATGTTGAATAATTTGCATTTGCAATGGTTCCACTTATATTAGAAACATTGAGGTTAGCTAAGTTACTACCGTCACCTGTAAAGTATTGTGCTCCTATTATACCTGAGTTAGAATACACATTTCCTGCAATAACATTTCCTGATACTGTTACACTTGTTAATGTACCAACGCTTGTTATATTAGGTTGAGAAGCTGTTGTTACTGTACCGGCATTTGTAGCTGTTGCTACTGCACCTGTTACGTTAGCACCTTGAATGTTACTTAATAAGTTACCAGACCCACTAAAATAATTAGCCAGAGCTAAGTTACCTAAATTAGCATTACCTACATTTAAATTACCGACAGCAGATATAGTACCATTAGCAACTAAATTACTTATAGTAAGATTAGCAGGTATTTCTACCCATAAAACTTGAGGTGTGTTAGTATAGATAGCTGAAGATGATAAAAGATTAGGTGAGCCACCAACACTGACCGCTAGTGTAGTAGAATTAACTGTAATAGAAGAAATATTAGCGGTAATAATTACATTACCTGTGGGCTGGTTAACTTGTAAGCCAGCGCCCGGCGATCTATTAATAGATTGCACGGTGGCATTTCCGGTTGAATTATATATTTCATCAAAGTTAGTTTGAACTTTTTGAAATGCCGTTCTTATAGCATCTGCGGACGGATCGTCAGGAAATGTACCAAAGTCAATATTCTGTTGCGCCATTTTAAAATCACCTTATTAAGTATTTATCGTTTTTTAATAAACGAGAACCCAAAAAAATACCCGACTATTGCCGGGTACTTTTGAGCAGAACTAATTACTTAAGACCTGCTAATTTTTTCCATTGAGCAACTGCATCACTAGAATTACCAACTGATTCATTTATATCAGTAGTATTACGTGAAACTTGTCTTCCTAATTGACTTGCAAGAACAGGAATAGTTGTTTGACCAGTTTGCTTACGCTTGTTTAAACCACCACTGATAACATTCATCATAAAGTCAATGTCAGTTTCAAACGTAGTATCTGAAACAGATTTACCTGGGCCAGCATCATTAGCCCACTCGTCTAGTTTCTTCTCTTTCTTGTCTTTCTTGTCATCATACTCAATGTCTTTTTTGACTTTCTTGCCGGCTTCTTCAGCTTTGTCGTCATCTTTACCTTTATGACCTTCGTCATATTCGATGTCCTTAGCTACTTTCTTAGCGGCTTTCTCTGCTTTGTCATCTTTCTCACTAGTAGATTCTTCAGATAACATTGCTAGCTTTTTGTAAAGGTTAAAGAAACTTGATGATTCTTCTAAATCTAAACCATCTTTTTGCTTTTGGTCAGCACTCATACCTGGTTCTTTAGTTAGTTCACCATCATCAGTTTCAGCTTCATTCATAGAAGCTTGCATTTCTTCTTCTGCATCACCAGCCTCAACACCAATGTTTCCTACATCACTAGCTTCGCTACCTTCATCAACATCTTGACTTGGGTTATATGCGGCAGCGGCTGCATTTGCGGCACTAACTGATGCATCTTCTGCATCAACTTCAGCGGCGCCGCTGTCTGGTGGATTATCTTCAGCAACCTGATAAGTCATTTGATCTTCTGATTCAACTTCATCAATTTGTTCTTCATCACAACCGCAAGGTGATTCACCGCACACTTCGCAAGTTTCTTCTGATTCTTCATCGTGTGAATGCTCTCCGCCTCCAATGCCTGACAATTTCTTCATTAAACTCATCATACCATCGTGATCGCCGACTACTTCAATAGCATCACCGCCGGCGCCAACTTCTGATGGTTCACCATTATTGTCTACTGTCATTGGCTCTGCGTGTGACATTCCAGGTGCATCATCACCACCAAACAAGCCTAAACCTGCTGATTTGATAACGCTTAATAGTTGGTCAGCTTCACCGTCTTGTGCGGATACACTCACTGAATCAGGAGATCCTTGTTGACCTTTACTAATAGATACAGTCATACCTTCAGTAACTTCTTTATCTTCTAATAATGCATTTAATTGTTTGTCTAGTGCTTCAAAAGCGAATGCATCATTCTTTACGAACTCTTTACCACCAAGACTGAATTTACTTCCTTTTGGTGTATTCTTTGCGGCCCAGCTGAATGGACTTTCTTCAATATCTGCTTCGCCTAATTGACCTTCTTCAGCACCGTAGCCTGCCATTGTGCCTACTACATCAGCACCAGATTCTGTTTCACCAACATAACCTTGAATTGGCACTTGACCATAGCACTCATCTAGACCACACTTGTAGCCCTCGTGATATTGTCTTGCTTCTTCTAAATCTTCATAGTTCTTACCACAGTGTGAACCACCTGTTAGACCATGTGCTTTACCGGCGTGATAAGCCGCTTTTAGTTTATGTTCCATACCTTCTTTAACTTTCTTTTTCTTCAAATCATTTTTACCTTTGCCATCTTCAGCGTAGTCAGGAATACCATTCTTATTAGCATCTGGCTTCTTAGCTTCCAATGTTAATGGGCTTGCCAATGCATCACGTGGAGGCTGATCGGCTTCATTAGTTTTAGCACGTAATTTAGCTAATACTGCACCTGCAATGCGTTTACCTTTTTCACCACCACCGGAAGTCTTGGCAATCTTAGCAAAGTTCTTACCTGGCTTACCGATATCTTTACCAGCGGCTGCTTTCTTAGCACTATAATCACCAGTTGAGGCTTCTGCCATTCCTTCTTCGCCTCCCAATTTAAGAGTACCTTTTTCAGATGCTTGCTTAATTGTATTAGCAGTTGCCGCATCAGCAGTACCCATTGGCTTACCATCTGCGCCAATGATTTGACTTGCGCCTGGCATTGGCTTAACAGTAATACCCATTTCATTCAATGGTTCATACATTTGGTCAAGGTATTCTTTGATACTATGCTTTTTAGTTTTCTTCTTGTCATACTTAGGTAACTTAACATCTTTACCTTTAGTTACGCCAAACGCACTGAAGTCATATTTCTTATCTTCACCAGAAGATTGAGTAGCTTTCTTTGGACGACCTTTTCCTTTTTTCTCGGCACTTTTGTCTTTAACTTTATTGCCTTCGTCATCTTCATCGTCTTTACGACCATAGCCACCTGGCTCAGCAGTATGCTTTAAGCCCGTTTTTGTTTTTGTTGTTGCTTCGTTCAACTGGTCGAGTTGTGATAATAAACTTTTGAAATCCATTTTATGTTCCTTTTATTTAGATGCACTTGCGCCAGTTTGTGGCTTAGGTGGACGTTTGATTGTACTCATTGGGCTCTTTTCACCCATTTGCTTGTCATCCAAGTAAGGCTTGAATGGATCGAATGAATCAGGTGTTTTTGCACCTGCATAAGGGATATCAATAGTAGAACCCTTCATTTGGTCTTTGATACTCTTTAAGTATGAATCACCATAATTTTTATTAGCTTCTTTAGCACCAGGTTGTTCTTCTAGCTCAGGATGTAATAGTAATGGGTTATGACTCATTTCGTTAGCATAGCCTTCTGCTTCACTATTGATACTATCGTTGAAATCAGTTGTGATAACACGAACCATATCAACCTGATAACCTAATAGTTGTGCAATCTGTTGAATCATTGGCTCTGTCGCTGGATAGCGAAAATCTGCTTTGATGATAGTAACACTCTGATTACTCAAGTTAGGAAATCCATATGGATTTTTTTGAATAGGAGTCTTTACTGGATCAGCAATTCTGATAGGATCAAATTTGTTTAGATTGTACTTAAACATATCTATAAAATTCTTATCCACATCGCCAGCAATTTTGATAGTGTAGTTGTATGTATGTACACTTTCTGTTATATAATGTTTGAGGCTTTTCATTTCTTATTCCTGTATTCTGTATTTATCATTTATTATCTGTTTTAGCTGCCAACATCTTAAGCAACTCATTACGGTCTAAACTCTTACCTTCACCCAATGGGGTAGCATTTATTTCTTCTTCTTTACCAGCTGTTTTTTGGTCTAAAGCCGCCTTTTTAAGCTGTAAGTCAAGCATTTTAAGTTTCTTATTAATCTTTGCTGTCTTTGATGTTATTGCGTGTCCTAAGAAACTACTAGCACTATTAAAGATTTCACTGGCAAAACGACTATCAACCTGCATACCTAAATCCATTAAATCTTTATAACTATCTGTTGCTAGTCTAGCAAGCTCATCCATTTCAGTATCACTTGCTTCTAGTCCCCTAACTTGTGGCAATGCGGCTTCGATTTTATCTAATGCTTCTGCTGTGTCAGTTGTTATTTCTTCCATAGTTTCAGGAAAAGGAATGGTGATTCCTCTATCATTGTTTTCAGGCAGCTCAAATAATTCTTCAAGTTTTTTGGTCATAAAGTATTTATTTACCTTCCCTTACCCTGATGAAAAAGGTCATCTTCAGTAATAACTCTAAACGTATATCCTTGTTGTTTACAGAAAGCCATAGCGGCTTGCCATTTAGCGTGATTGATTGCTACTACCATACGTTCTTTGGCGCTGGCAACTTTGCTTTCAATCAGACTTTGTTTCTTGGGTTTAATCTCTACTACTTCAGCTATTTGTTTACCATGTCTATTTTGATAAACTACAAAGAAGTCTGGTATATATATTGTTGGTTTACCTGTTAATGGATGGCGATAAGGTACACTAAATGATTCACTAGCCCAATACAATACGCTTTTATTACTGTCGCAGAAGGTCATAAACGTAAGTTCCCAACCACTGCGATATCTAGGTGTATGTTTACCTATATATTTTGATGGGTTCTTGGGAGTATATGTACCCTGTGCATACTTAGCCATTACAGGACTACGTTTCTAGCAACATTTTGATTGGGCTGAGGTACTGTACCTATGCCGTACAATGATGTTTTACTTTTGAAACTGTTAAGATAATATGTTATAACAGTGTTCATTTCTAATTTATTATTAAGACCTTTAATATAATTTAGTAAATCTAATACAGGTACTTGTGTTTGTTGTGAGATTCTAAATAGATTTGCTGTAAAATTTGCGGCAATTTGTTTTGTATCGCATACTGATACAAAATACCCGTGAACAATGTCATACTCATTACCATTGACAACTAAGTCAAATGCGTAAAAGTCATCAAATATTCTTACTGTTGAATCGAGTTGAGTTCGTGCGTCAAGTATTCTAGCCATGTATAAATCTCCTAGAAGTATTTATACATTTAACCTTGACCGGATCCTATTCCTGCTACCGTTCCAGCATTGGATGGTCCTATTTGTTGTGGGCTTGATAATCCTATAGTAGGTGCTCCTGCACTTACTGGTCCTGCAGGAGTTACACCGTAACCAGGGTAATATGTAGTGCCACGCACACTTCCAGGTAATGATTGTTGTGTTGATTGAACAAGAATTTTATTGATGTCTGCTTTTGCAACTTGTTTTAAGTTTGAATTTTTGAATGTATTATACGCAGTACCAGCGGTTCTAGCAAAATTTAGATAATTACCATTGGCTAAGTCTTGTATTGCACCACCTAGGCTGTCTACTAACCCGCCTTGACCTAAAATACTTTCATTAGATCCTGGGCGTGCAATAGGGCTTACTGTTCTATCATAGTGTTCCGGCATACCAAATCCTGGCACAATATTGCTCGGGGCTTGTCCATCTATCGCACCTTCAGCATACTTAACTGTTTCATAATCAAGTGTCATTTGATTTGTCATTGTACCATTGCCAGCGGCATAATCATATGTATCGTGGCTAAAGCGTGTAATAATAGGATTTACTAATGTATATAATACAAAGTTATGTTGATTGAAACCATATATTTGTATGTTCTTAAAGAAAGGAATCTTACTATTACCAATAGAAGAATTACTTAATGTTTGTGATGGTGCAGAAGTGTCACCTATGTAACCCCAATCTTCATCACCTGCAATACTATTGTTGTATAAATTTCTACTGTTATAATCAGTAGCACCTATATTTGATTGCAATGCTTGACCAATAATTGTTTGTCTTCCAGAAGGTGCTATAACAGGTTTATTTGCATCTTTGTAATAATATGTATAATAGTTGTACCACATATTACGAACACTGTTACCAGCATCGTCGTGGAATGCAATATCTATAGGATCATATTTAATTTTAGTTTGAATAATACGTTTACGATTGTATTGATTCATAACGTGAGTGTCAAAACTATATGATGGTAATTTGACAGTCTTAACAGTTAGTCCAAAGTTTGTACCAGTAGATAATCCAACAGCGTAAACTGCTGGATTTATTTCAAAATATACGTGGAATAAAAACTTAAGCTTTGGTGCATATTGATATGCATTTGTTCTAAAAGTTTTTGCGGCGTGAGTATAATCACGCAGGTAGTCATTGCCGAAGAATCCCCCGGCAGTGTCTTTGAGTAGATTTTGAAAAAATCCAGACATGGATTAAAGACTAAAAGTTGTCAATTAACCTTGACCAGCACCGATACCAGTAACTGTAGAACCACCTAAGATTCGACCGATATTTGTACCAACACCTGAAGTCAATGGAGATTGAACAGCGTTATCGTAACGAATAGTCAATGCAATAGTAGCTACTTCATTTGAACCATAGTTTAATGCACCGTAGTTAGCTGTCTTTAGATAGCAACCATAGCATTCCCAAGTTTCTAATATCTGTGGAACAGCAGTACCATTACCACCGTCTAAGATTTCAATGTTTGTTTGGAACTTGTAATCTTGACCAGTTGCGGCTGAAGCTTGTTCAACCATATCTAGTTGTTTCTGAATTTGTTGACCAACTAACTTAGAAACGCTACCTTGAGCATCATCTCTAACGTTAACTGTCAATTCATTCCAACTATGTCTACCTGCCAAATATAATGTTGAGTTATAAACCGGTAATGTAATTTCTTCAAAACTGATTTGTGGTCTATTAATATCTATTACTTGTTTTGTTAATTCAACTGTACTTGCACTAGTACCGATATTCAGAAAGTTAACTCTGAAACGATATTGTAGTTTGGGCATCAACAAGCCCTGGTTTCCACCAGCGTTGTCTGACGCTACGGTCATGTTGAACAATGATTGTGAGGCTGTTGCCATTTTTTAATCTCCTGTATCTTTATTTATCTTTATAATGATACCCCTTTCGGGGCATCATTTATACACCTGATATCTCACCTGTGTTTAGTACACGAACTGGGATATAGATGAATTCAGCAGCCTTAACTGGCTCAATTGCAACGTCTACCCATAATTCATTTCTATCAATTCTTGCTGGTGTGTTGTTTTGCTCATCACATTGTACAAGATAATCATAGATACCGCGTTTAGCAACTAAGTCTACCATCAATGTTTGAATTACACCAGCGATTTGATTACGTGTTAATGCATCGTTAGGTTCAAATACGAATGGTCTTGCTGCCAATGTTAGTTGACGGCGAACATAGTTAACTAGTCGTGCAACGTTAGTTCTATCTAACGCACTTTGACTGTTGTAGCTATTCTTATTACCATAGTTCAACAGACCAATACCAGTAAAGAATACTAATGGATTGATTTGATTGATATACAATACATCACGTATACCTAAACGTGTCTTGATTGGCTGGAACTCACCAGTAGTACGATCCAAGTAACCAATGTTTAATGCATTGTCAATATTACCTCTACGTGTACCTGCTGCCGCTAACCAAGGATAAGCTACAGTATCATTACGTAAGAAAGTACGCAACATCATATGTGATGCCGGAACAACAACTGCGTTACCTGATAAGTCATTTGTGATGCCACTTGGATAGAATAGACCTAAGTAAGTATTACGTGTAACTAAACCTGCTTCACCGGTAGATATAGCACCTGCATCGTTGTTAGCCCAAGCTTGAATGTCAGTAGCACTATCAGCTAATCCTAATGGAGTATCACCGATGATGTAACCTGTCTCACCACGATCCGCATTCAATACAACCATATTAGGTTGTAACTCAGGATAGTTAGGAGTAGCCATCAAGTTGAAATAGTTATCTTCATCACGTATTGATAAGTTAGTATCGATTGCAGAACGTAATGATTGAACTACCATAGCACGTTGTGCATTACGACCCATATATGGGCTACCATCAGCACGATTACCACTTACTGTTACCCAAGCCGCTGTCTCTGTTGGGTAGCTACCTTCATCTGGGAAGTTAGCTGGAGTAAAGTAGTTAGCACGATATTGCTTAACATTATAACCTGAACGGCGTGTGTTGAATAACAACATACCTTGTGGATATAGTGTTGGATTAGGAGCATCTAAGTCTAAGTAATTGCTTGTTAACAAACTAGTGATTGTTGGGATAGGATCATCAGTAATACTTGTATTACCATTAGTTGCCCAACGTGCGTCTTGGAATAGAACACCTGTTGAACTTGTTTGGTCAGTACTATTGATTAATACCCACATATTCTCACCGTTAACAGATTGCCAACGACTGATTACAGGATACACTTCTAAATTGCTTGTATCAATCCACAAGTCACCGTATGCTAGTGCAGTACCGTCACTTTGTGTAGTTGGCGCTGTGGCTGCAATAATAGGACCATTTGGGTCAGTTGTATTTGAACCACTTGAAGCTGGTGCACCTGCTGAGTCATAGTTTGTGTTTTGATAACCAATCCATGCACCACCTTTTTGAACCATAATGTCAACTTGGTCAACTACAGACCAGAACCAGTTTGCGTTATTAGCAGGTTCTGTTACTGGAGCACCTTCATTAGCAGTATAAGTAAATTCAACCCAGTTACTTAATTGAGTCTGATACTTTGCTGTAGGAGCACCTGATATGTATGTTACCGCAGATAATACACCACCTGATTCATTAGTAACTTCAACAACTAAGTCATTAGCAGGAGTTGTACCACCTAAACTAGTGCCTTTAATTGTGATTTGATCGCCTATAGCATAACCTGTTCCACCACCGGTAACACCATCACCATTAAGTATATAATTATCAAATATTGAAAAAACTGATATAGTTGCTCCAGTACCTGAACCAGTGGTTGATGAATTGCCTGGAGGTGATAAGATCACACTAGAATTCATAGAAACACCCGGGCCATACTTAGCACCAGAAGTTGTGCCAATTATAAATCCAGCTTCTTCAATCAAACCATTAGAATAACCAGTAGATTCATATGATGAATTTACTGTGTCATCCATAACAATCTCACCACCTTCAGTGTGTGTTAATTGAATTGAACCTTCAGTTGTTATTGATGCCGTTGCGTAGGGTATACCAGCGGCTGCCCAAGCTGTTACGAAATCTGTAGCATCACTGTTGTCAGCAAGGCTAAAATTATATGCTGAACTTAATGAAGTACTGCCTGGAACAGATACTTGCACATTCATATAATATGGACCATCAGCAAAGTTAGGTGTAGTATTACTACCTGTTACTATTGTAGGACCAGTTGCTACTCGTTCCCAGAAATATAGAGGAGCTGTTCTAGCACTGTTATCAAAGAAATATTGACCATAGATAGTGCCTGCAGGTATCGCTTGTCCACCTGTAGCATCTGATATGTAGGTAGAACCCCAATCACTTGTAGCTAATATTGCATTTTTTGCAATCCAAGATGCAGTAGCAGTACTATACTTTGACATTACTGGAGTTAAACCATTACCAGCAGAACCAATTTTAATCCATACAGAACCTGTTGGACGAGGTTGTGACTGACTAGTTGTCCATAATGGCATCTGAGCACTTGTACCAAATGCTACATAAGGTTGAAAATATTCACCTGGAGTGATACCCATATCTGCTAATACAGTATCAGTACCAACTTCTTGTAAATCAATATAATTGTTAGAAGTAGTTGATAATTGGTTAGAGAAAATACATAATTTACCACTACGAACTTCTGCTGTCAATGAAGCCCAGCCTAAATTATTAATAGCAGTTGCTATACCTAAAACAGTGTTATTAGGACTAACAGGAACTGCAATAGTAGTACTAAACAAACCAGACATTTCTATTGTGAATTCTTCTCCTACTGTTAATGTAGGATTAGATGTGCTGCCTTGTACAGTAGGAATATCTAGTCTCCAAGGTGCGCCACCTAATGCTACCCAAGCATTATTTGTTGTCTTATAATAATAAGTTCTGTCACCTGGTCCTTGCGGAGCATTAGTTACTTCTAATGCATTAACGGCATAATCACCAATACTACCAATACTCGCTAAAGGAACACCACCTGATATATCAGAGGCTGTTGTAATAACAATAGGAGTTTGTAATGAGAACTGACCAGTAGACTGGTTGAATTCGTAAATTCCCCAAGTACTAGTTGTAGTATCTAACCAATATGTACCGTCAACAGGAGCTCCTGTTGGACGACCAGTTTGACCGACTAAACTTGCTAAGTCAATATCGCAACGTAAAACGTAGCAACGATTTGTAACTCCTAGCAATGAGTATGCCGCTAACAAACCGTATTCGTTCAATTCGTAACCTTGAATTGGTGTACCGTTTGTCGTTGTATAGAAGAACGGAGTACCATATAAGTTTACTAAATCACGTTGACTTGTTACTTGATATAATTTATTTGCGTTAGCAGCCGTAGTTGCTACTGCTACACCTGTACCACTAGCATTTGCTTTGTTTTGAGCAGTTGCTAATAGAACTAGTGGGACTGAATTTGTTGGAGCTGGTAAATATTGACTTTCATCAGTAATCGTTACCTGTACGCCAGGAGATGTTAATGCCATTTTATTTTTCCTTTATGTAAAATTATGAGGTTTACTACCTAAATTGCATACTATTATTTAGTAGAAAAATGAAAAAAGACGGTATTACCGTGCCTTCGAAGGTTTCCGCTAAATAATAGATGCTAAGACCTATATGCAAGACTTGCGGAAAGAATCACTGTGCTGTGAATTACATCCGTGAAGGTATCACACACTATCGCAGTGGATGTGACGAATGTGGTCGTAAGAAGAAAAAGTTAAAGCCTAGAAAGGCTAATTGGACTAAAAGTGGTTATAAGAAAAAAGCCACGTGTGACTTGTGTGGCTTTAAGAGTTTATTTCCGTCACAGATGACAGTATACCACATTGATGGTAATTTAGAGAATATAGCTCTTACTAATTTACGAACTGTCTGTTTATGCTGTATTGAGGTGGTCAAACGCAAAGAGATAACTTGGCGTCGTGGTGACTTACAGGTTGACCACTGAGTTTACCTGCTTGTGTAAATCATCAATGGTTCCGTTATTGTCAATATAATAGTCATACAATAATCCAATGCTACTATACTCACTAGCGTGTACTGCATAGTTTCCTAATTCTACCATAGCTTTTAGTCTTTGTTCGCTACCCTCAGGTTCATTGTTATAATCGACTGCCGCACTATACCATATTGGTCGCTCACCTCGACTAACACGCATTGTGATTCCACCTACAGTTTTGATTGAATTAACTTCATTAGCAAAACGACAATCAGTAATAACAATGTTATCATTTGTTTGTCTTAGCTTATTCTCCACACTAGCTACCCAAATGTCCTGATGAAAGTTGTTACGACAGACTTCTGTACCCCAATATTGCAATACCCATCGAGGTGTAATATTCATACTAAGTCGGTCACTCCACCAGTCATCACGCTTTTCACGCCACTCACGGCTAGACTTAGTTGAACCTTCTAATAAATCTCTTTCCCAACCAAAGACACTTGCTACTGCATCTTTAAGACTTGCCGCAAAACTAACACGTTTGAATCCGTGAAATGTAGTAAGATAGTCAGCAATTGTATCTTTACCTGACCCAATCAATCCTGTAACTCCAATAATCATATGGTAACTCCTGTAATAATTATTATACTACAGGAGTAATGTAAAGTAAACAATAAAGGTTAACTTTTTTTAATAGTTTCTAATATGAATTTTGCTATTTCTTTTTGGCTAAGTGGCCCGGGATGCATTTTATCATTTGCCAAATCAATCTTAAATTTAGGTATGTCAACCCAAATTAAATTTATATCTTTTAATAAATTATATAACTTACAATCAGCTTGACTATTGAGCTGGCGATCAACATAAAAATTATAAACCTTTATCCCTTTATCTAGGAAAAGATTAGCGTGATGAATAGCTAACACCGATTTCATTAATAAATCATACTGATTATGTAATTGGTAATATGGTTTTTTTAAAGGATGCTCTAAAGGTGGCATTATATTGATAGAAGTTTGAGGTGATGTAATTAATAACCCCCGATTAACGTAGGACCACAAAAAAATTACAGTGTCATCTTTTTCAAAAGTAGTATCAAGCGTTTCTACTAATATTTTACTATTACTTGAACCAATTGCACCTTTATTAATACATTGAAGTTGTAATTCAGATGCTATTAAATTGGGCCACGCTAAATTACTAGCATTGATCCAGTTGTCACTCTCATCTTCTAATCCATAACCTTGAGTGTACGAACAACCAAACGCAAACAATCTTGCCATGTAACCATTATCCTTGTACCCAAGTCAATGGCTGACTGTAATCTACATAACGTTTTAGTTCATCGAACAGTTGCTCCATTGCGGCTTTACCTTCAGCTTTCATAGCTGTACCGTTTAATGTTGTGCCGCCACCTGGGCCTGCAATAGTGCCAAACTTCTCACGTGCTTCACCAATGATAAGTTTAAGATTAGCTAAGATAAAGTCACCAATCCATACACCAGCACCCGGATCTTGTAGTAACACTTCTTCTGGTCTTTGAACGTCAGCCCAAATTAATACACGTTCACCACTACCTTTTGGATCACGAACAATACGAATAACTTTTGTAACTGGATCAAATGTATAGATTACATAGCCACCAAACATACGTGCGGCTAGTTCTACATAACCAGCATAGAAGTCATATGTTGCCATACCACCTGCATAGTTATAGTTCAATAGATATGTGTTTAATATAGCTGAACTGAATGGATCAAAACTGCTAGAACTTGGACCAGTTTCTAAGCCAACTGTTCTACGATATATACAACGAACATTGATAAACTCTTGTGGAAGTGTATAAGTATCTATGTTTTTAACAATCGTCATTAGTGTGTATGATTCAGCCGTAGCATTTTGTGCTCGTTGACGATATACTTTGATTGCGTAGTTATATGCCGCTTCGTAATGTTGAGGATCTAACTCAAGGTCAATGATGCCATCACCTAAACGATAACGAAGGTTTTGAAATAAACCTTGTTTTAGTTCATCAAGTGTTAGTCCAGACGGTGTAGAAAGCGGATTAGCTGTTGCAGATATAGTCATATTAGTTTCCTGATATTGTATTTATCAGGAAACTATAGTGTTGTAACCTATTATGAACCGTATGTAGCGGCCGCTAAGTAACCTCTAGCAGTACCAACACCAGCAGTATCTGTAGCAACAACGCCGGTGTTTGATACCAAGTTGGTTATTGCTGTAACTGTACCAGTAGTGCCATATCCAAAAATAGCTTTATCAGTGCCATAACCTGCGGCTGCGAGATATGATCTTGCAGTACCAACACCAGTAGTATTAGTAGCTACTACACCGGTGTTTGATACCAAGTTGGTTATTGCTGTAACTGTACCAGTAGTGCCATATCCAAAAATAGCTTTATCAGTACCATAACCTGCGGCCGCTAGTGCTTGTCTAGCAGTGCCAACTCCGGTGGTATCAGTAGCAACTACACCCGTGTTTGATACTAGGTTGGTTATAGATACATAACCAGATCCTGTATCACCATATCCAAAAATAGCTTTATCAGTACCATAGCCAGCGGCTGCAAGTACCCTCCTAACAGTACCTACACCACTGGTATCTGTTGCAACCACACCTGAGTTTGACACTAGGTTAGTTATTGATAAAGTCACAGAACCAGTATCCCCATATCCAAATATAGATTGACCTGTTGATCCATAACCTGCGGCTGCAAGATAATATCTTGCAGTACCTACTCCAGTAGTATCAGTAGCTACTACACCGGTATTACTTACTAAGTTGGTCATAGATACAGCGCCCGTAGTATATCCATATCCAAATATAGCTTTATCAGTACCATAACCTGAGGCCGCTAATGCATTTCTAGCAGAACCAACACCTGTGGTGTCATTGGCAACTACACCTGTATTTGATACTAAGTTGGTCATTGATAATCCGGGCGGTGTGGCCACATATCCATATCCAAAAATAGCCTTGCTTGAGGATGATGGCTGTGGTGTTACACTTACTCCGCCACCAATTGAAATTCCTGATCCGATATCCATAATATGTTATCCTTTAACATATTTATCAGAGATCACCTTCTTTTCGATTTTCACTATAAAATGCATCAAAACTGCCACCGGGATAGCGACTTTCTAGCTTCCGAATGTTCTCATCAATCACATCATTTGGGTCAAGATTCAATGCTCTACAAGCATTAATCCAATACCACATAACATCTCCTAACTCACGTTTTAAATGGAACACTTCTGCTTCTGTCAGTGGTTTGCCCTGAAAAAACATCTTCTTGGGCACTTCAATAAACTCACCACCTTCAGCCGCTAATCCTAGACAAGCCGTAAGTAATAGTGGAACGTTGATATCAGGTCCGCCATCATTGCCGTCAAGTTCATCACATCGGTTCATAAATGTAGTCAAGTCATTACTTGCACTACTAGTGACGGCTTCTACAAAATCTTTGTATTTGTTTAAATCAATATTACTCATTAAAATGCTTTCAGTATAATCATATTCTCATTAAAGCGTCCATTAGGTACTGTAGCGACTGCTTTAATATCTTTAAAGTATTTACGTGCTACAGGTTTACTTCCCATTACTTCTTTAATCTGTTCTGCAGGTTTACGTAGTGTTTTAACTTCACTTTGTGCAGTATCAAATCCTAACAATGTATTACCTTTTACAGTAAATGCTTTGCTATAATCATCTGCAATATAGTGATGTAGTTTGCGCTTTGCACTATCATAGATCCAAGCTTCACTTGCACCGTGAAGTTTGATAGGACTGATACTGACTAAATCAAGTTTACTTGCAGTATCTTTAAATACTTTTTGATACTTGAGTTTAGCTACGATTTTCTCGACCGGTACTGCTTTACGTGCCCTAGGAGCTTTTGCGGCTTTCTTAACACTAATGTAACTGTTCAAGTCATTGATAACTAACTCAATGAACTTAACAATATTCTTAACTTGCGTTTTAGTCAAGTGACTGTAACCCTGAACAAGTTGTGCATCGGTGCCTTTAAGCAACTCCTCAAACTCATTCTGTTTCTTTTTCCATACCTCAGTTAACAAACTGATATGTTGTGGCATTACATTCTTTTTAGCGACTTCATCCATAGGACGTAGTGTGTGCTTTGTGGGTGCACCAGATGTAATGAACTCATCAAACAATCCTTCAAGTTCACCTGCGGCTTCACGTGCTTTATCTTTTAGTATTTCCTGAATGTTGGGTCGAGCAGGTGCCGCAACTTCAACTTTTTCTTCTTCGGGTTTGTGTACTAACTTTAACAAACGATTGATTTCGTTTTCGAGGGTCAGTTCCTCGTGTTCAGTTAATGATAGTCCACGTAACTGCATACGTGCCAACCAGCATAATGTCAATAGAAACTCATTTTCGTGGACTCTACGCATAATCTTAGAATCGTTTGTGCGTTTGTTATATTCTAAGTATTGGGACATAAGTTCTTTAGCATCTTTTTTGCCATAGAAACGATTG